GTTTCATTTCGAAACACGACATAAAATTACAATAATTAATGAGTAATGCAAAATGACACAGATTTTAACAAAGCATGGAGAAAAAAAGAAACTCGCCGAGTTGTTTGGCGTAAGTCATGTTACCGTGAGAGAAGCTTTGAGGGGTAATTCAAAATCGAATCTCGCGGAACGGATACGCAAAGTGGCCATTGCACGCGGAGGAATTGAAGTAACACAAAAAAATACACAATAATGAAAGCCTATTTTATTCTCTTTAACTGGATGCTCTCCTTTATTGGATTGAGCATCGACACTGAACATAGTCCATTGTGGGCCAGTATTGCGGGAATCACATGGTTTGTTGTTTCTAGTGCAATTTTATCAAGGGCCGACAAAAAAGGTACAATGGATAAAGTGAAAAAACATCTAAAAATCGAAGAACCATAAATCAGTAGTTTTTTCCTCATTGGTTCAGGTCACTGGCTGGAATAAAATTAACGTAGTGAATGGATTTTCAAAAGAAAAACGACAAAGCGAAAATATTCGGCGACAGAGAGAGAACGATACAAAAACAATGCAACGATGGAATATTACAAAAACATTTTATGCGTTGAAGCTTCATGGATGGTTAACAACGGCATTATAACCAAAAATCAATACAAAAACATGTCTCAAAGGAGAAAAATAAACGTTGTTCGTCGCGGGTGTAGAAACACGCCTGCGCTAGTGGCCTATGAAAGTTTGCCGGAACTGTATAAAAATGCTGTTTGTGAAGTACTTGGGTGCAACCCACACGAAGCTGCTAAAATTTCCATTATAGAAAAAAAGATAGAACATGATGTAGAAAAAGCGAATTATTTTGACGAATACGAATTGCCGGACGGACGACATTTGCCGAAGGGAACGCGGGCCGAATATTATGCGAACGCGATTGTGTTGGACGGTATAGGGAAACTATTGTCCGACAAAATTCAAATTAGGAAATCGCGCGGTGGACGAATCAAACACAACTGGAAAGAAATTGCCGAAGGCGTACAGGAATTGGACAGAACAAAATATCCACATACTCTTCCGGCCAACCCGAGAAGACTCAAGGAAAAATATGCAAAATATAAAAAATACGGTCTTGAAAGTTTGATACATAAAAATTTCTTAAACAAAAACGCAGCAAAAATCGACAATGAAATAAAGGAAAGCTATCTGGTTGAATTGCTTGGAAGCGACAGAAATCTAGATAATGCGCAAGTGGCTAGATTATATAATATGATAGCCGGAGAGATGGGCTGGGAAAAAATATCGTCAGCAACGGTGGCGATATGGCGGGATAAAAAAGAGATAACAACATACGCAGGAAGACGTGGTGCAGTTGCTTTCTCAAACACAAAGGCAATGCAGGTGAAACGGAAAGCACCATCAGCCCCGCTTTTGTTTTGGACATTGGATGGATGGGATGTGGAATTGCTGTATCAAAAAACGGCGGAAGGAAAAACAACTTATCATCACCGACCTACAGTGGTGATTGTGTTGGATGCCTGCTTGAAATATCCGGTGGGTTATGCAATCGGTACACACGAAACTCCTCAGTTGATACAGGCGGCTTTAAGGAATGCGGTAAAACACACAAAAGAGTTATTCGGGAACATGTATAGAGCACATCAAATTCAAAGTGACCGATACTCGATAAAAACCATGATGCCTTATTATGAAACGATAGCAGACAAAGTAACACCGGCGAGGGTAAAAAATGCGAAAGCGAAAATCATAGAACCTTACTTTAATTCAATAAACAGAAAATGGTGTCAAATGCTTCCAAATTGGGCTGGATTTGGAATAACTAGCGACCGTGAAAAACAACCCAATATCGAATTTTTAAACAGATATAAAAAACAGTTTCCTGATTTCGAAGGCGTATGCAAACAGGTGGAAATGATAATGCAGCGTGAGCGCGAGGAAAAGATAGAACGTTATATGGAGTTGTGGAATGAGCTGGACGAATCGAAAAAAATTATTCTTTCAGAAGAAAATTATCTACTACAATTTGGGGAAACTACAGGACGAACAATATTGTTGCAACCGTCAGGGCTTCACCCAACGATCATGGGGCAACGACGCAATTACGACTGTTTCGACTTGACCTTCAGGGATCACGCGTCTACAAAATGGCTGGTAATGTATGATCCGGATGATCTCAGCAAAGCGTTGGCGGTTAACGAAGATGAAACATTGCGCTATATGCTTGAAGAAAAATACATTCAGCCGATGGCGCTGGCGGAAAGACAGGAAGGCGACAGTGAACAATTGCAGCGTGTGAATACTTATAACGCCGAACAGGTGAAAACGATAATCGAAAGACGGGCCAAGTCCGGGAACATTGTTCGAGAACACATGTCGAAACATAATCTTGTCGAGAACGAAACATTGAAACGATTACTGATAACGGACAGCGATGGACAACATAAAAACGTAAAAAACAAAATCCGAATGATTGTTGACGAGGATATCGTGGAAATGGAAGAACAAGGAAGTGTTTTCGACAAGTATTAAGAATAAAGAAAAGAAGGTTAATTAAATTATAAATATAATTGGAATGAAAAAAAGAACATTGGACAAGCATGGAATTTCTGAACGACTTCGTGAGTATTGCGAACGTTACGAAAGTCAGAATAAGGCGGCGGCGTCGCTGAAAGGTGTTAGTGCTGCTACAATTTCACAAATGTTGAATGGAAACTGGGAGCTGATAAAAAACGAAATGTGGCGCAATGTAGCAACACAGATCGGCTATTCGGCCGAAAGTTGGAAAGCGGTTGATACAAGAAACTATCGCGACCTTATGGCAATGTATTCAGACGCACAGGAAAATGGATTGGTGCTTGCCATAACCGGAGAAGCCGGCAGCGGGAAAACATTTGCAGCAAAAAATTACGTCGAAACACACAAAAGAGCGTATTTGCTATGCTGCAACGAATTTTGGAACAGGAAACTATTTCTTTCCGAACTTCTTTTGGTATTGGGAAAAGATTATAGCGGATATACGGTTGGGGAAATGATGCACGAGGCAGTATCGGAGCTAAAAAAGAAGGATGCACCTCTGCTTATTCTCGACGAGGCGGATAAACTGAGCGATCAGGTTCTTTATTTTTTTATTTCAATTTACAATCAGCTTGAGGATGAGTGCGGTATCGTTCTACAAGCAACAAATTTTCTTGAAAAGAGATTAAGACGCGGTGTGAAGCTCAACAAAAAAGGCTACAACGAAATTTGGAGTCGTATTGGGCGGAAATGTATCGAATTGGATGGCGTATGTGCGGACGATATCGCATCAATTTGCGAAGCTAACGGAATAGCGAATGCACGGACAATAGATAAAATTATCGACGACAGCGACAGCGATTTGCGGAGAGTGAAAAGGCGTATACACGCAGAGAAAAAAAAAGCTGCATGAATAATTTTTAAACAATGATTAAATGGCAATAAAACGGGCTTTGACATTACAAAATATTGTAGATGCGGTTGTACCGAAATTTGAACTTACAGGAGAGTGGGAAGAAGCTTTCGGTATGCCGGAGAAAACAGGTGTGTGGTATGTGTTTGGTGGATCGGGAAGTGGGAAAACAAGTTTTATTCTAATGTTGATCAAATGTTTGTCGGCTTTCGGGAAATTGCTTTTTGTGAGTTATGAAGAGGGAGAAATAAGCGCATCGCTGCAAGATGGAATTATAAGGTTGGGGCTTCTTGAAAGGAATGGAGATGTTCATGTATGTACGGATAATCTGGAAGAATTAACCGAACGGCTCAATAAACGCAGGAGTGCGGATTTTGTTGTTATCGACAGTTTGGAATATTCTGAATTTTCAACGATAAAACGATTGAAATCCTTTACAGAACAATGGCCGAACAAATTATTTATTTTTATTGGACAGGCGGAAGGAGATAAACCGCGAACGGAGCTTGGGAAAAGCGTGCTTTTTTTGGCTAAACAGAAAATATATATAGAAGGCTACCGGGCATTTTCTCGTGGCCGTTCGTTTGGCAAAAAAGGATACATAAACATTTGGCCGGATCGGGCCGAAGAATATTGGAGGTATAAATAATTGATTTTTTAAATTAAACATTTAAATGGATATGCAAACATTAATGGAAAAACAGAGAAAGTTGTTATTAAAAAAATTTCACGCGCTTCTAGGCAAAGCCGGAATCGGTGAAGATGGGAAACGAGAAATTTTGGCTTCATATGGTGTTTCCTCATCACGAAATTTGTCTGCACACGATTTACTCGATTTGTGCAACAAAATAGAATTGATGATCGACAATGGGGCAAAACAAAAGGATATTTGGCGCAAACGCGTGATTGCGTCAATATTTGGGTGGCGAAAAGCAATGGGAGGCGTTTCCAATATGGAAGAGGTAAAAGCAATCGCATGTAGAGCGGCAGAGGCTGAAAATTTTAATGCGATACCGCTTGAGAGATTACGCTCGATTTATTATGCGTTTTCAAAGAAAACGAAAGATTTACAATTCGCAGAAAAATTGACTGCTGAAGAAATAGATATTAAATCGCTTATCAATTAATCGATAAAACTGTCGATATATGGCTTACAATAAAAAATATTTTTATGAACGCGTACTCAAAGCTCAACTAATAGTTAGAAGAATACAGGATGAGCATCCCGGGTTACCGATGACGGAGATATATCGGCAGTATATACGATCTGAATTCAATATATCAAAGTCAACATTTGACAGGTGGATGGGAATTCCGGCTGCAATGGAACTGAAGAAAATAAATCGTGAGAAAAACGAGAATCAAAATCATTAATTATAAACAAACACATATTATGGCAAAAAGAGAAAAAAAAGTGATCTATTCGGGGATCACGAGCGAAACGATGGAAAGGGCGTTTGCAGAATATGCTGCAGCAGACGCACGATTGGTGAAAATTAATGCCGCAATGGATGAACAGTTTACGCGCATTCGTGAGAAATATTCAGAAGAAATATTGAAACTTTCTGAGACAAAGGATAGGGCGTTCGAAATTGTGCAGGCGTATGCAGTGGAAAACCGCGAAACGCTGTTTGCAAAAAAGAAAAGCGTTGAAGCGGCGCACGGCATATTCGGCTTCCGGACCGGTACACCTAAGCTGAAAACCCTTAAAGGGTTTACATGGAAGGCCGTGTTGAATTTATTAAAGGAATTTCTACCCGGTTACGTGCGTGTGATCGAGGAGCCGGCTAAGGACAAACTACTCGCAGACAGAGATTTGCCAGAGGTTGCCATAAATATGGAAAAATGTGGTATACAGGTCGTTCAAGATGAAGTGTTTTTCATCGAACTGAAAAAAGAAGGCGAGGAAGCAGTATGAATAGGAAACACCCTGAATATACCTATGAGCGCGACGGTAGAATATGGTGTGTGGTGAAATGGCGGAAATCGCCATCGGGGGGTTACATCGGTGAGAAAATAGCGACACATGTTTTAAAGGAGGACGCACGCAGCGAAGTATATCGGTTAAACGGGTGGAATAAAAAAACAAACAAAAATCGATTAAAATGAAAGAATTTGCAATCATATTCGGAATATTTGCGGCAATAATATTGCTATGTTTTATTGCTGCAATAATATTGAAAAACTATGGAGACGATTAAGAAAATAACAGAATTGACTGGATTTAACGAAAAGGATCTACTTGGAAAGAGCAGAAAATCAACTTTAACAATCATACGTCAATTGCATTGGAAAAAAATGAATGAATCAGGATATACTTTAACGGAAATAGCAAAAATATACGATCGAGATCCTTCAACTATTTTTTATGGAATTAATCATATAAATGATTTATTATCTATCGGTGACAAGGAAGTAAGTAAAATATGGGAGAATATCAGATTTTAGATATTAATGCATATGGAAATAATG